TTCGCACAAACAGATTGCTTTGAACACTGCGGTATGATGAAAGATTGGGCGTGCCCATTAGATAACCTCAACAAATACAAATGGGCCACTCCACGAAACCTGATTGCGACTGAACAAGGTCCATTCAGGAAAGTCTGTGCAGAGCACGGTATAACTTTCATCACTGGCTGGTGCTGTGTTGTTGTAGTACCAAGGAAACCTGGCATAGGGCAACGTGATGGTGGCTGATGTTATTTTATCCAAGACCTCTGCGGCAAGGATATCACTGCGAAAACTACTCCACGGCAATCCATCAGGTAGTTTGACTTCAAAACGCTTGGGCTGTGTGCCACGACTAACTGCACGAACAATGCCGTTCCTGGCAGTGGTTGTTGATACTTGTTTTTTTCTATTCACGCTGATTGTTTCAGCATTGTTCACTATCCATTGAAAGGTCATTGTTATCTCCTTGCTGGGCTTGATCTAGCCCCCATCATTGCTACACCGTGTATAAAACTGGGGTCAGCGGCAATCATTGCTTTGAAACTTTGTGCATCCACGGCATTGATGTTATAGGTTACATTACTGCCACCTGACATTGGTGTCACTGATGCAGGGCCACCAACCAGTTCAGGTCCGTTCTCTCCAACAACACCAAACTTGCCTGCACCAATTTGTCCACCATTGGCAAAGAATCCACCAAAGAAACTGCCAATGCCGCTGGCAATTGAATCAAGGAAGCCACCGCCTCCTCCACTGCCACTACTGCTGTTGAATATACTGCCAATGCTGTCAACCACACCGCTGACTGCATCATAGATGCCTGATCCTACACCTTTAACACCATCCCAGATTGTGGTTGCCGCGTTCTTAACACTGTCCCAAACACCACCGCCTTCTTGACCCATATCACCACCGCCACTACGAGCACCGCCTCCAGCAACATCATAGACATACATTGGATTGTTGGCTGATGTGCCAGCACCGCTACCACCTCCGCTACCTGCTCCAAATATATTGCCCAACTTGCTTAAGACACCCCCTAGACCATCTCCAGTGGCTCCACCAAATACACCAGCAATGATCTGCTTGAGGTTACTGCGTAGTAGTTCTTCTGCAATGCCAGAAACAAAACCTTTCCATTCAAACTTGCCTGTCTTGACAAAGTTAACAATGAGGTCTTCCATTCCCTGTGTGGTTTTCTTGAATAGACTCTCTGCCTGTTTGGCCGCATTGGTAGCATCTTCAGCATAATCATTAAAGGCCTTCTTCCAACCAGTGGCAAACCTACGACTATTATTGTATGACTATTCTGTGGCTCTCTTAAGTTGAGCATTGCCCTTATTGGCTTCTTCATAATAACGTGCTGTTTCATCAGCAGTCAATTTGGCCAAGCCAGCACTGCGACGACGACTGTTCTCTGCTTCAATGGCAGCGTCTGCACTCTTACGTGAAGCAATGGCTATCTCTGCATAGGATTTAGTTAGCCCAGTCATTGTGCTGGTGTTCATCTCGTCCATAATGTCTTGGACTTTTCTAATACCATCAATTTCACTCTTATAGGCAAAGTCTTGAACTGCTTTCAATGCCTCGTGAGCATTACGTTTGGATTCAAGATTCTTTATGGCCTGCTGAGTGGCTGCTAGATCAGCTTTGGCCAGTTGTTCAATGTTGACAATCTCTTCATCAATTAATTCAGCACCACCTTGCTGTTTTTGTGCATCATTAAGTTTTTTCTTTTGTTCTCGTAGTTTGGCAATTTCTTCTGCGGCACGTTTAGTGATTTCAGACTCTGCCTCTTTTAAATCAATCTCTTCTTTGGTCTTACCAATTAATTCAGTTTGTAGTTCTATAGACTTTAAGTTCTGCTCATTCAGTCTGAGAAAGTTGGCAGTGACTCCACCTAGACTGTCTTTTAATTGATCAATGGCTGCTTTCTGTTGGCGGGTGATTTTATCAGCGGCTTCAGCGGCACTGGCGTTGTTCTGTGTAGCGGCAGTGTTGTTGTTGATGACTGCGGTGTTGTCTGTTGGAGTAAATCCAAAGAAGTCTTTGACTGCATCAGTGGCTTCACCTACGGCCTTGTTGATCTTTGCGGCTGTCTCTGGGAATATTGCTGCCAATGCTATGGCGGCAGCACCAACACCTGTTAACACTCTACCTATGATAGTACCAAACTTGAGAACGTTGACTATTAGACCAAACGTGGTGGCCAACAATCCACCAAAGGCCACCTGTAGTGCCTGTATGGCCGCAGTGGCTTTGCCTAGAGCACTCAATGCTACCATAGCCGCTGCCAATTTAACTAGATTCTCAATGAAAGTGGCAATACGTTCTTGATCCATTGAGTTGATAAACTTGGCAATTGGATCAAGCAATTCTAATAGAACTAATTTAACTCTGCCTATGGCTTTTTCTAGATTGCCCTGCAGTTCAGCGGTACGATCAATTGCACCTGCATACTTTTGACTTTCTTGTGTAGCGTCTGTATATAGTTTTGGTAAATTACTGGCCGCAACACCATTTAGTGTTTTCTGAAAAATTGCCTGTTTAACATTGGCCTGTTCACTCTTGTCAGTTAGTCTTGCAAGACCTTCAATAGTTTTCTTGAGAATGTCTTGTTCTGATAAAGTGGCTAGGTCATTTAAGGTGACACCAACCTTACCAAATGCTGCCTGCAATTCTGCTGATCCATCATTGGCAGCACCTATGTTGGTAACTAATTTGAGAATGGCTTTATCTGCGCCGTCTGCTGATCCACCTGCGGCTAATACTGCCTTTTGGAATCCCAGTATATTAGCAGTGGCAATGCCTGTGGCATCACTTAGGTCTTTGATGTTATCAGCAAATGCTAATAGATTGGTTACAATCGCACCAATGGCAATACCAGAAAGAGCACTTTTTAGTTTACTAAAAACATCATTTGTTTGTTTAACACTATTCTGTAATTTACCTAGGTTATTGACTGCCTGCTGGGTCTCAACTAATACTTTATAGATTTGATCATTAGTAGCCATTGATTACCCCTTGATTATCTTACTGATGTGATTTTGCAACCATTGCTCAAAGGGCTCAGTCATACCTTTTGGTGCTTGATTTGAATAGCCTTCATCAAGACGTTGAGCATAGGGGTAGTTGGCCTGTATTGCATTACCAGAGACTGTGGTCTTTCTACGAGCATTGCCTGAACGAACAGGAGTTAGACGTTTGTATTCCGCCAGACCCTGCTTGGCTATCTGGGGTAGACTTTTGCGTATTCTTTCAAGATCTTTGGTTATGGTATCTTGAATATTCAAATCTATCTTAATCATCACGGCTCCTTTGGCATTGCTTTAACATTCTCTATCATCTTCAAGAGATCTTGTTGACTGTATCTACGAGGACTTACAGGTGCAGAATGTCCCTTGGCTTTGGCTTCGTGATATTTCATCCATCTCTGATATGTGTCTGACACAAACAGATCAAATGTAGTACCCTTGGCCAGCACCTCACTAGGCAACAATTTGTAATTAACAGCGAGGTTGTGTATGGTGATAATCATTCCTGCTTCATCACTGGCCCAGTCAACCTCCTCGCTAATTACTTTCCCAACGTTTCTGTAACTCTCTGTATAATTTTGATTAGCAATTGAGTAGGCAACATATTGTCATTGGTAATAACTTCCTTGCCTTCTTCATCTAAAATTAGTGTCTTTACAATCTCAATAATCTCTGCAGGATTGTCCTGCTTGATACTGGCAAGTTTCATAAACTTGTCAAGTGGTTGTCTGTCCCAGGTCCAAAACTCTACTGCTTCACCAAACTCTTTAATGGTGGCTGTGTCGTCAATGATCAGTTTGATCAGTTGTGGTTTGCTGGCTATTTGGTTGATTTTCATTCTATTAGTCCTTTGATCTATTCATCAGTGTATGTGCCACTACCAAGAGAAACTTGATACGACCCTGTGCTTTGTCTATATCACCACGAGCACACTTTATTTCATTAGTGGCCTTGGCAATCTCTGCTATCAAACTCTGTAGGAGTTCTTGGTCAGTCTTTGAATCTAGTATATCCATCTGCTTACCTTTGTATTTAACTTGAATACAAAAATAGGAGCATAAAAGCCCCTATTTTCATTCGCTCCCAGGCAGTGATTAGGCTGCTACTGTTGCCGCTACTAGGTATTCGCCTGTTACAGTGATTGTAACTGGAGTAACCCATACAGGACTATCAGCACTTACAGTTGGTGCTAGACCAGTGATGTATCCTTGACCTTTGATCCAACGATCATTGGTTGTGGTTGAACTACCGTCGCCAGCCGCATCTAGGAAGCGTAGAGCAAATGCAATCTTGGTCTTGTTACGACTAAGACCCATTAGGCCCTGCACTGCCACATCTGTAGTTGAGGCTGCATCCAGTGTGGTTCCAAAGAATGTTACTGGATCAACAACGCAATTCATTGAAATTGAGTTTGTTGAAGTAGTTGCAACTTGTTGTTTAGCTGAGGAATCTAATTGACTCCAAGTAAAAACGTCGTTGCTGGCGTTGATGGTTACATCTTGTAATGCGGGAACTGATAGTGGTGTTCCCATAGCAATAGCAGTTACAGGTGCAGTTCCAGTGATCACAGCCGCTGGAGCACTTGCCCCAATGATGTTGATCTGTAGAACCACCTGCGAATTTGCATTGCCAGGACTTGGTGAATAAAATGCCATAATTGGCTCCTTGTTATGTTAGTTTGGTAAATCTAAATGTTAACTCTGTGACCAGAACATCTTGAGTGTAATCAGTCTCAACATCCACTTCTCTACGGTTATAACCCGTGATGGTTGTGATGTCTTTGGCTGATCGCAAATCAGATACTAGGTCCTCGTAATTGGCTGGTAATGATTTTGCATCTGCAGAAAAATATAATCTGACTGTGGTAACTTCATCGCTGATTGATATAGCATCAAGAGTTCTTATAATTGCTTCAGTGGCATACTGTGGGATATCCACGTATATGCTTTTGACATTTTTCAAGTATAAGGCCACGCCACTATCGCTGAAAGGCAATTCCGTGGAAACAATAAAGCCTCCAAGTGAAAGGTTCTGGCAATAGTCAATGATCTCTTGTCTCATCTTACTCTCTTAGGGTTATAGTAGCCTGGTGATTTCTCTGACGATTCAACAGTGTTGTCGTTGTCAAAGTCATACCAGTCTCCTGCTGAAATTAACTCTCCAAAGAGAGTTTCAGCCTTTTGAGTGTAGTATCCCATCTTTTGCCTTTCAGCGTTATCCTCATTGCCAAAATCAGCTACGCCAGGCAATATGAATTCTGAAAGCGCAGTATACACACATAGGTCAGTGAAGTCGTTGACACGACCCTTGATTCTATTTGCGTTTACGGCTGGGATATCAGCGGTGGTGTTATAGCTAATGCTACTATCACGTTTAACGTAATAGGCCTTCCACCACGCACTGGCACGCAACTTTGCAAGTATACGTTCAGTGGCGCGGACAAGATGAGCATCAACTATATCGTCAGATAGGCTTTCATTGGTAGTGAACAATCTTTGATCTTTGTCCACCACATCTTGAAACTCTGCGAAACTTGTGACAGTTCCTGATTCAGTAACGAAAGCCATTCTATTCTCCTAATTAAGCTGGATCAACTAATGAGCTGTCTGCAGTGATTTTAACACCATAACCATCATACAATTCACCAACACCGTAGTGAGCACTAGCAACGATGTCGTCACCAATGAAACTAGCACGTCTTTGTGTCTCAATAGAGATATCACCAATCATTGCTAGGCCTAATGCATCACGGTGGAATACTGCACCAACATAGTCACCAGCAGTGCCAGTGTTAGCGATGTTGCTGGATTCAAATACTGGAACACCAAATAGTGTACCAACATAACCAGTCTGCATTGCTTCGTTCTGGATGATACCAGCGTTAGGGTTTGCAAATGTGTTGGTCAATGCTGACTTCAAGTCATAGGCAACATATGGGTTAACCACACAGGCCAATGCATCGCTAGGAACAGCGTTAGCACGAAGACGAGCAACTGCTTGGGCTAGGATGGCTGCAGAGAATGCTGTACTAGCACCGCCTACTCCAACGGAGAAGCCACTGAACAGGGCCAATAGGTCTTGGTCCATTTTCTTGGCAATTGCTTCACCAAAAAGTTTACCCATATCTGCAACTACATTAGACGCAGAACTTGCACGAACTAGGTCAGTGATGATAGTGCGGATAGCAACTGTAGAAACAGTCAATGTCACACCATCAGTACTAACTGCTGTGTTACTTACTTCATCACCTTCAGTCACAGCGGCTGCTGATTGAACTGGGTAGATAGGCACAGTAATTGTCTTACCATTGCTGGCAGGGATACTGTAATTTTTTACTAATCCACGCATAATGGATCTTTCGTTTGCAACGAACATTGCTTCTGCGGTAATCGCAGGCAATAGGTCGTTTAGAGTTGTTGTTGTTGAACCAGCCATAATATATCTCCTTGATGTTAGGCTAAACCGTTAGTCTTGCGGTGTTCCGCATAGGCTTTACGGTGTTCTGGATTTCGCATATCCAGTTTTGTAATATCTAACTTTGAGCCTTGTCCATTTGAGAAATTACTCTTGGTGTTTGTGGTTGTTGGGTTTGCTAATTTAAAATGAGGATTTGTGTCTAGGAATTCTTTGACTAAATCTTCTACTTGTAAGACATCACCTTTGTCCGTATAACGAACGGTGCCTTTAGCATCCACCACTTCTACATCACCACTATCATTAAGTCTTACATTGTTTGATAATAGTGCCTTGACCTGTTCAGCATTGACAGCATTGTATTTGGCTGCGGCTGAAAGAATAGGCACATTCACTTTGTATTCTTTAATAATACTATCTCTCTTTTGGATTTCAGCATCCTTTTTGGCGGCTAAATCTTTTATTACACTTTCAAACTCACCTTTCTTGACCTGTTGTTCCTGTTGACGCTTTTCATACTCTGTTTTAATAGAGCGAAGTTCTTCTGGATCACCCAAGTCTTCATAGGGTTTGAGAAGTTTCTTTTGTAATGAACCCTTCATACGGGCCATCATTCCATCTACTTCGTCTTGTGTATAAGTCTTAGTCGCTTGTGCCTGATTTTCAGTGTAATCACTTGCCGCATCAGTTGCGTCGTTTGTTGCCAATGTTTCGTTTTGGGCCATTGTCGCCGTCGCCTCCCTTTAAGAGTGTTATAGTGTTATTTATAAAAGGCTAGCACAATCACACTATTAATGACTGTGCTAGCACCTGATTCGCTCCCAGGATTATTTCTTTGGCGGCTTAGGATATCGTTTTTTATTCTTTTCAGTTCTTGATCCACGGGTAGGTAATGATCTCATTGTGATCTCCTTAGTTGTTGTTTCTTGCGGCTTCTGCGGCAGCCAAGACAATGTCTTCTACTGTGATGCCAGGTAAGGCTGCAATAATTTCACTGTTGGTCATACCAGTCATAATCATTTCTTGTATCTGTGCCATTGTTTCAGCAGTCATAACACTTGATTGTTCTTCATAGCCTTCCCACTTGGCACACCAGAACACTGCACGAACGGGCGCATCAAACTTGGTGCAGTAAAGTTCGCCTGGCTTGTAGTATTCACAGTTGCCACAGTTCTGGCCTGCTGGCACTTCTGGGTTTGATGCTGGTTGGTAAGCCGCAGGCAAGTTGGCATTGATCTCTTCACCATCAGGATACAGTCTGCCTGGCTGTGGATTAGGATCATTGAATGGTAGATGTTCTTTCTCTTCACCCATCCACTCTAGGATATGCTCATCTATCTTGCGTAGAACTGCAGGGTCAGTGGCTGTGTTCTTGGCTGTTTGTAGTTGTTGGATTTCTTGACCAGTGTCACGAATGTTGAAGCTGCCTGGATAGTCAATGCTACCAGTCCAGGTTGTTCCCATATACTTAGACCAGATGGTCCACATCTGTTCTTCTGCTAATTCTAAATTGTCTGCCTTCTCACTTAGGCGTGCATTCAACAGTTGGAATTCAGTTTCCATTGCAACACCGCTCATTGTTCTTGATTCTGTAGCACGAACGGCACCAGTGTTGGCCATCTTGTCTATACTTGAGATAGCGTGTTCAATTGATTTGTATATGGAATCAATTGAGGCACCACCAAACTCCAACACATAGGGCTTGAGTCCTGGGTCCAAGTTGTCTGGCATATTGATGATGGCACCAGTGCCAGCACCTGCCTGAGTCTCTGGTGTCTTCACTAGACTAGGATGACTGTCCATACGTATTGACTGTTCTACTTCTGAGGTAGCATTGTAGATAAAGCGTTGAGCATCAGCAATGTCAGCAATGTCTGATATGCCAAAGCCACGTATGATTGAACGGCCATTGTAGACACATACAGCTGGTATCATACCTAGGCCGTTGACTTCTTCTACAGTTTCAATAATTTGATCTCGCTTGGTATCTACCACAGTGGTAGTCACAAGGTCTGGTGTCCACACCTTCACAGTCTTTAGTTCGCCTGTGGTTTCTTCTAGGTAGCGTAGATATCTTAATTCAACACGACCACTTGGTGCACGACTATATTCCCAGTCTAGCACAACCATTGGAGTCAGTAGACTCACATAAGGGCGGACACCCAAGGCCTGTTCATCTGCCACTGTGGTAGCACCTACATTGGGTTTTGATACTATGATCCAGGCGTGACCAAATACACTAGTCCAACAACCCACATCCTTCATAAATGCGTTAAGACTACGACCATCAAAATCTGCATCACGCAAGAAGTCTTCAAGTTCTGGAAATGATTCAAGTCCTTCAAACTCTCTAACTGGATCTTCACGGAACAAGAAACTGTTATACACTGATATCACTGACTGGCAGTGATTCTCAAGTGGGGTTGAACGTATTCTAGCGTTATACTCTGCATCTGTTTCTAATTGATAGCGTGTTAGGTGGTTGGCGTCTTTGTATTCTTGACCACCCACATATGATTCTAATAGATACTGCCACTGTGGGAAGTAGGTTTCATAGAGTAGATTGCCTTGTAGCAAGGCTCTAAGTTCGTTTGATAGTGTTTGAATTATGTTCATTTATTTGTCCTTGTTATGCCACACGATGACCCCAGCGTTGTGGCACTAGGAGTTCAGGGTCTTGATCTTTACGCACGGGGAATAGATAGTCAACCATATAACCTAATGCATCATTCATATGATCATAGCCACTATCTTTATCTGGTTGGCTTGAGCCTTCCTTATAGGTCTGACGCTCTAGTCCCTCAATAGTGTATTTACACTTAGGGTCAATGATCAGGTGTCTAATGCCGCTGGAACTACACAAACGACTGTTGACAGCGTTGATACGGTCACGCACTGGTGTATGACTGCGGGGTGCTTTGACAACAAAGCCAGCGTTCTGCAACAACATTATGTCAGTGGCGCCACCCGCTGATGTCTTGCGTTGACTGCCAGCAGGATCAGGGTAGACCCAGATTTTTGTTTTGGGAT